ACAAACGAAAACTTTTAACTTTGTAATTGAGGAATCATATTAATGGCAAATTTATTAAAAGTATCAGGGAACACTTGTAGTGAATGTGGTCACAGTGATGATTCTCATAAAGGAGAAACAACCTGTGATGAATGTGAGTGTACCAACGTACTAGTAAAAAAAGAATAGGGTTATATAACACACTTACTAATACAAAGTATGTTAAAACTCGAAGATATAGCGAACGCTGTGTATTTTGAATTTAGAAGAGCACAATTAGATGCCATGAAAACAGAAAGATTGGGCAGTATTCATGTTTCAGATCTCATTAAACCATGTATGAGAAATGTGATTTATAGTAAAGTAGAACCTAGAAGTGGAACTACAACAGAAGATATGAGATCTCTTTATTTTGGTCAATGTGTTCATTCAAACTCACAATTAGCAACAGAGGAAAATCATGAGAAATTCCTTGCATATGATTATGTCAGAGATGAAGCATTAACCAGAGAAGAATCATTAAAAATACCAGATGAAGATCCTAGACAATTAGATATAATTTATGGTAGTATTGATGATTTGTTAAAAATAGATGGTAAATGGGTTATCACCGATAAGAAAACCACTGGTTCCATTGATTACTTTTCAAGAGCTACAGCAAAAGCAAGTGATTCTCATAAAGATCAAATAAATAGATATAGAGTTCTTCTTAAAAAATGCTATGATATTGACGCTGAATTTGGTGCAGTAATCTATATCTCAAATAGTATAGATAAGGAGAAAAAGGACAAACCAGCTATCATTCCATTCAAATTAAGACCTATTGAAGAGACTTTGCAAGATATGATAGAAAAATCAAATATCATTAAAAAGTCTCTAACAGAGGAATACCTACCAGAAAGAACAAAAAACTATCTGTGTGATGGATTTTGTCCTTATGCAACAAAGTGTTTTGAAGATAATAGGGAAAAATGGACGGAATAAGATACATTTCCCCTGAATGTAGATTACATGACCATGTTGAATGCCCTAAAGTCCGTGTTAGTCTAAAATGTGAATGTTTATGTCATAAAATTGTCGGTGAATGACAAACTTTAATAGTTAAGAATGTAACTGTTATATAATGGATAAGAAGGATGATATCTTTAAAATTAAACCACTAGATGGAAAAAATATCGTTGTAGAAGATAAGAGAAAAACAATCTCTCCATTTAATTCTGCAAAGCATTTTAAAGATGCAAATATACCAGCTTTATGTGACCAATGCGTATATAGGTCAATTGAAGATGGGGGTAATGGAAAATGCCCAAAATATGAAGCTGGGGCAGTATGCGCAATTAGAGAAGATTTTCTCAAATTCATCAATGAATTAGATACAAGGAACCCAGAAGATTTGAAGGCTATGATTGATATGATAGCTAAGATATCGTTTGAAAATGTATTAATGGCTCTTACTCAAGCAAAGATGGACGGAAATATCCCAGATAGAAACACAAAGTCTGAAATAAAGACACTATTAGATATAGTTAAATCAATTAATGATCTTAACAGTAAAATTGTTGTTACTGAGAAGCAAGAATACACAAAAGAGGGTGATATCTCTAATATCTTTAGACAGATTAAAGCCCAGAAAAGTGGTGGGAATTAATGTTAGGTGATTTAGGATTTACACTTATTTGCCTAGCTTATTTTGCTGGTGGTATAACCATAGGCTATTACATACCAAAATGGCGAAAATCAAGAAAACCTAGAGGTGACGGTAGATGGGATTAGGAGATTTAATTAAAGGAATATGGGACGACCCAGATTGGGTTTTACCTGATGAGAATGAGCTTACTAAGGAGATTGAAGAGTTGGATAAAAAAATCAGAACCATGCCTAAAAAATCAAGAGAAAAGACAAAATTAGTCTATACTATGGCTAATAAAATGCAAATATTACGATTAGTACTACATAAGAAAAAATTAGAAAAATATAGACCAGATGCAGAAGGTAAGTGGGTTTGGATTCCAGAAGAGGAATATGATGGAAGGAAGTATGAGTAATGGCAAGACCTACAACAGAAGAACTAGCAGAGAGACAAAATCTCATGCAAACAATAGCAGATTGTGCAGATAGTCCTAGTAAATTTAGTGAGATATTTCTTGATCATAAATTATTTGATTATAATAAAAAATACGTTGATTGTAAAGATAGGTTCATAGTTTATCGTTCTGGAAGACAGGTTGGTAAAACAATGTCAACTGCAGTTAAATGCATACATTTTGCATTCTTTGCACCATTGATGTTAGATACAATCAAAGATGAGTGTACCATAGTAATTGCTGCACCAACACAAAATCAGGCAACAATCATGTTTGACAGAATTAGAAGTTTAATCATAAATAATGATTTTCTAAAAGGCTATATAATAAGAAATACACAGAGCGAAATGTGGGTTAATTATTTAGATGGTAGAGGTGTATCAAAAATCATTACTAGGGCAACAGGTGAAACAGGTACATCATTGAGAGGTTATTCTCCTCATTGTATTATAGCTGACGAATGTTCTTTCATTAAATCTAGTATTCTTAAAGCATTCTTACCTTCTGGTATGGCAACTCATGCTAGAGTTTGGTTAACATCTACTCCTTTTAGTAAATCTGGGTATTTCTATGAAGCGTGCCAAAATTCTAAACCGAAAAACCCTGATGGTATGTGGAGAGAATTTCATGTCAAATCCACAGATTCACCACTTATTCAACAAGATCCTACATTCATTGAAGAAATTAAGAAACTTACAAGAGATGAATATGTCCAAGAAGTTGAGGGTGAATTCTTAGATATAGGTAATGCATTAATACCAAACTCACTCATTCAAGAGGCAATAGTAGATTTTAGACCAAAAGGGCAAGTAAGATACTATATGGGCGTGGATATAGCAAGAACAGGTAGGGATGAGACCGTATTTACTGTCATAGGTGTTGACGAAAATGATACAGTTTTTGTCGAAGATGTTCAAGCAGAATCACAATCTAATGTCGTTGATGTTTGTGGTAGGGTAGGTGAATTTGTACGAAATTATAGATTAGAGAGAGTATTTGTGGATGAAACAGGTCTTGGAGGTGGGTTAATAGATTTGGCAAGGGAGCAAGATTTGCCATGTCAAGGAGTAGTTTTCTCATTACAACAAAAAGCAGAAATGTATAAAAATCTAAGACTCTTATTTGAAAACCACAATATAAAACTAAAAGACATAAATAAACTAGTTTATCAATTATCATATTTGAGAAGAGAATACACAGAGACTGGAATTATGAAAATTCGATCTGATGAGCATGACGACTACCCTGATAGCCTCGTTTTAGCATGTAAAGCCGTTAATGCTGGTGGTGGCTGGCACGTTATGGACGTTACAGATGGTCTAAAAAAGGCATTATTCGGTTAACTTTATATATTAAATGTAGGCATACTAGTCATGGGTAAAAAACTCGACGAAGAGATTGAGCACTTAAAACAAACAACTCATCCAATAAGAGCACCAGCTAGATCAAGAATACCAAAATATACCGATTTGAATGATTCAAAAGCAAGAAGAAATGTGAGAGTTCAAGAAGCATTAGATGGGTTGGAGAGAGTAAGATTAAGAAATGCAGATTTATTTGATGATCCTGACGAAGATAAGGCAGAAAGTGAGGAAGAACCATTACATGAATTAACAGATGGAGAACTTAAAGAAGTAGAGAAATTAAAATCATGGGAAATATGGTTAGAAAAAGCACTAAGCGGAGATTCAGATCATATAAGAGCACCAAGAGTGTATGAAGAAGGAAAAGCCCCACATGAAATGTCAACCGTAAGCACTGGTTTCTCAAAAAGAGGTAAATTCGGTAATAAACTTACAGAAGAACCAAAAAAAGAAGCAGAAAGAGGTGCAAAAACAACCCAAACAGGTAGGAGTGTCAGTCAACATTTAAAGCCTGAATCAGTAAAACACCTACCAAAAGGTATAGAATTACAATATTTAAAAGACCCAGAACATGAACATGAAGGTGCTGGAAGTACACGAAAAATACCTAAAACCCAAGAAGAGTTAGACCAAGACTTTTTTAATAGAGAAGCAGAAGAATTTAAGAAAAGAAAGAAAAAATCATGGGAAATATGGTTAGGAAAGGCTAAAGAGGTCAAATTAACGGAAGAAGGTAGGAAAATCTTAGAAGAGGCTAAAGCAAGGATTAAAGATGAGCAAAAACTAGGAACTAGAGAAATTCAAGCCATGTATAAATCTTGGTTAGAAAAAAGAAAAATGCCTAAAAAAGATAGACCAGAATCACCAAATAAAGAAAATAATTACCAAACTCAACTAGATAAACCTATACAGTGGAGAGCTTTGAAGGATAAAACTTGGGAAAAATGGCTAAAAACCAAAGATCAGGGTCAAGGAGATGCTAAATATGGAAACCCACATGAAACAGGGATGGAAGACCCACGAGTTTTACAAACATCGAGAGATGATTTTTCATTAGAAGAACCTGAGGAAGAAGGCAATAAACCTTATATAGAAAGAAAACGTGAAAGTGATAAGGATGAACAATCTTAATAAGATAACACACACGAAAGTCGGAGATAATATCCACTACTATATAAATGGTCAGGAAGGACGTGGTGTGGTTGTCAAGATGAATAATGCCTATGTATCAGTTCTAAAAGAAACTGGTAGTATTGATGAAATTCACATCAATGATACATTCTTTGTAAAAGACATAGTAGCCAATAAAACTTGGAATGATATGACTTTGGAAGAAAGAACTGAAAATCTATACAAAGCACATGCTTATAGTCCACGATTCTTATCAAAAACTTGGGAAGAATTACCACAAGAACTTAAAGATGTTTTGCAGAAAACAAACATTGAGGATTCAACTCATGGTCAAATAGGTGGTAATAGAGCAGGCGTATCAACAGATACAGATGTAGAAACACCAGAAGACTATAAAGGTGAATCAAAAGATGATAAGAAAGAAGAGTTTAAACATGAGCATCAAGAAAAACCAACCGTAGATAAGAATAACGGTATGGAACAAGATCATAAAAAAAAAGAACAATCTGACGGAATGACAGAAGATTGGCGACCAACAGGTGGCGAATCTGACAAACAAAAAAATTATATTAATAAAGATTATGTAGCACCAACAAATAGAAGAGTTGCACCAAGAGCTAGTACAACTACTTGGCAAAAAATGATTGATGCAAATGCACCAAAAAAGAAACAACCTAGAGCTGTTGCAGATGAAAATACAAAATATTTTGATGATAAAGGTAATCCAATTACAAGAGAAGAACATGAGGCTTATGCAAATAAAGGTGAAGTAAGACCAGATGATTTATGGAAAGCATGGTTAGCACAAAAAGAAGGTGACGGTGCTGGTAACAGTGGAGTTAACTCACTAGAAACAACAGGTGTTTATAATGCAAGATATTCAGATGATAAAGGTCGTTATAGAGACCAAGAAAAAGACAAAGACGAAAAAGATAAAGAAGAGAAGAAAGAATGACCGTAGGACAACCAGATATTAACCTAAACACATGGGGAATAACTTATGAAGTAATTGATAAAATTTCACCAAAAGAACTTTTAGAAGGTTCAAAGAAAGACCCAAAGTCAAAACCAAAAAAAGAGAAAAAACCAAAAGAAACTTTACCTAAAAAAGAAAGAGCAAGAAAACTAGAACATACTCCTGAGGAAGAAGCAGCTTCTAAAGAACGTAGAGAGCATGAAAGGGCTGTTAGAGAGGTTAAGGAAGGAGACCCTGCAAAACGTAAAGAAATTCATGATAAATATCGTATGGAAGACTTAAAACAAAGAACTGATGAAAAGAGAAGAGGTAGAGAAAATCCCAAATGGACTAAATATCGTTCTTATGATGAAAATGCACCAGATTATACAACAGAACATGGAGCTGCATTCATGGCAACACAAGGAGGTCATGCTGTTACTCAAGAAGCAATTGAAAGAAAGAGAGGAAAAGAGCAAGCAGAAAAGAAAAGATCAAGATATTTAGGTAGAAAAAAGAACCCAGATAAGACTAGAGAATATAAAGAAGAAAAACAGTATAAACAAAGAGATGAACCAGTAATGGATCCAAAGAATCCAAAAGCAGCACAGGCTGTTAGAGAGACACAAACTGGTGGAAAATTTGGTAATAGAAAAGTAAAAATTCCAAGACATGCTGACGCTGGAGATAAAGCTGGTCATATCGGTTCACCAGATGTAGTTCCATCAAAAACAATTTCAGCAGCTGAGGTAAAGAGAAGAGCACAGGCAAGTTTTCCAAATCCACAGGCAAAAGATCGACCTAGTAATAGAGTTGATACCCCAGCAAAAGATACAAGAGAATATGTTACTCAATCAGTACAAAAGACATTAAATGGTCTAAGTTCACTTAGAATAAAATTAGCAAAAGATACAGAAGAGGCAGCTTACAAGAAATTCCAAGCTCATATGAAAGACCCAAGTTTGGGATCAAGACATGTATCAGCATTTGGTAGAGGAAAAGATCCTCAATCTCTTGAAGATAGAAAACAGAATGCACCAACAAAAATAACACCATCAGGTAGAAAATCTGGTCTAAATAAACCAGCATATGTACCTGAAAGATATAATAAGAAACCACAGGGTAAGGGTGTAACAGGTGATATTCAAGCAGCAAGTCAAGCAAAAGATATTTCAGCAGAAGTTAGAGCTAACGTTAAACGAATTAAAGAAGAAAGATCAGGTAGAAAACCTGACCAAGGAACTATAGCAAGAAGAGCTTATGCTCAAGGAAAAGATGAAGTCCCAGATAAAGTAGTACATTCTGATACTAAACCAGAACTATATGGTAAAGAAGGAAGACAATATCTTCAAGGTGAGGGAGCCAAAGAAGAATGGGAGAAATCACAAGGTCGTGGTCAAAAATATGCAAAACCACCACCAAAACAATCAAAGAGTGGTCACAGTGAAGAATATCAAACTAAACGTACAATGTATCTAGCTGGAATGAGTCGTCAGAAAAGAACTGCTTTTAATAAACTATCACCAGAAGAACAGAGAAAAAGAGTAATGATGACTAGAGGTCAAA